GGGCCCTTCATGCTTCTTAGAGCCTATTAGGGCAGGACGCCTGCATTCTCTTTCTTTTATGAAACTATATTTAAGTGTATGGTAATCTCGATAAGGAATTATGAATTACGAAGAAGATATGTACATTGATGAGTCTGCTCTAGACATTGAATGGTTAGAACAGGCTTCACTTGCTCTCCGCTACGGAAAACATTTTGCCGTTATGTCAGACAAATTAACCAGAGCGGAAGAAAAAATTAAATTGGTTCGTGCTGAATTAATTAAAGAGGCACATTCAGATCCAGTAAGGTGCTTAGGTAAGAACGTAAAAATAACGGCTGATACGGTAGAGGCTTATTATAGAACACACGAACGGCACGAAGCCGCTAAAAAAGAGTGGATTACCGCACAATTTGAAGCACGTATAGCCGAAATAGCTAAGAATGAAATAAGTTATACACGAAAAGCCGCATTAGAAAATTTAGTCAAATTACATGGCCAACAATATTTCGTGGGACCAATCGTTCCACACAACCTAACGGAACAACGTGAAATGAAAAGTAAGGAAATAAGTAGACGTATTAAAACCAAAATGACAAGAACCAATGGTGACAAAAAAGAGTAGTTTTAGAGAAAAGATTGCCCGTAGTGTTGACAATGATCAAAAACGAGCATCTTCATTTGGTTATCTTAACCTACCGAAGGATGTTTCAGTAGTAAAAATTGAGGATGCCAGGAAATACCAATTTGACTTCATTCCCTATTTAGTTACGGACGAAGCACACCCTGACAGGGATGATGAGTATGATATAGCAACCCCAGGTACATTGTGGTATCGCAGGCCTTTCAAAATCCACAGAAATATAGGCTCTGATAACGAAGTGGTTGTATGTCCAAAGTCATTCGGTAAACCCTGCCCCATTTGTGAATACCGCAGTAAACGTATGAAAGAGGAGGCCTCTAAGGAAGAAACAGATGCACTGCGCCCCAGCCGTAGACACCTCTATGCAGTAATTCCAATTGGACACAAAAAATTGGAAGAGAAGATTCATATTTGGGACTACAGCAATGCTCTATTCCAAGATCTACTGGACGAGGAACTCCTGGAAGATGAACAATACGTTGTATTTCCCGACCTTCAGGAGGGGTACACGGTTGAAGTTCGTTTTTCTGAAGAATCCCTTGGTAAAAACAAATTTTATGAAGCCTCCCGGGTTAACTTCATTGAGCGGGAAATGGGGTATGATGAATCCATTTTGGAAACAGTCCCAAATCTGGACGAGGTACTAAATGTACTGAGTTATGAACAACTGGAAAAAATGCTGTTTGATTTTGAGGGAACCAATGACGTAGAAAGTGATACGGCTAAAGATGTTCCTGAAGAAGAAGAGGAAAAACCAAAACGAATAGTAAGGAAACCAAAGGTAAAGCCTGAAGAAGAAGAGGAGGAAGAGGAACCTGAAGAGGAGGAAAAACCAAAACGAACGGTAAGAAAACCTAAAAAAGAAGAGGAGGAAGAGGAACCTGAAGAGGAGGAAGAGGAAAAACCAATAAGGAGGAAGGTTCCACCCAAAGAAGAAGAGAAAAAACCAACAAGGAGGAAGGTTCCACCTGAAGAAGAGGATGGAGTATGTCCACACGGATACAGGTTTGGTATAGATACTGAACTAAAGAGTGAATGTGACTCTTGCCTCGTTTGGAGTAACTGTCTCGACGCAAAAGAAGCAAATAAATAAAATGACAAAAGAAAAACAAATTCCACCAATAAGTGTTTTCGTTGGGTTTCATATGCCAATTGATTTAGATGAGCAGGTACGCCTATATGCATACATTCATAAGGTATCCATAAGTAAAGCGTATCGGCTCATCATACAGGAGGGAATGAAAGGGACACCAACTAAGGAGGAAGCCATTCGTAACATTGTAGAAAGGCTAAAATTAGATTGGAAGGTTGCCTCATATGATAACCCGAATATTACACGTAAATCTTTCTGTATTATGAAGGGCAGTAAGATGAAAGGAAAACTTTCAGACCCGTTGGTAAATGAAATTATGAACCGACTGGTTAACTCATTTGATTTTGCAAAGGATGGAACGGACCAAGGGAAAACCTCTTAGCGTACAAATTACTCGTAGAGTAACCGAGGATGTGAAAGAGGAACCCACACTAAAAGGGAACATTGAAAAAATGGTATCCACAGGATCTACATTGTTGGATCTTGCTATTAGTGGTACCAGAATACGTGGAGGAGGTGTACCAAGTGGTATAATGGTAGAAATCTTTGGTCCTTCAGGTGCTGGGAAAACTGTCTTACTCTGCGAAATAGCCGGTGCTATTCAAAGGAACAAAGGAGATATTATATTTTATGATCCTGAGGCCCGCCTAAACAAACAATTTGCACGAATGTTTGACTTAGACACAGAGGCTATTTCATACTCAAATCCCAGCACAGTAACCGAGGTCTTTCAATCTATAGCCAGTTGGGAACCCACTTCTTCCAAACATATTAATGGTGTAATTACAGACTCCTTAGCTGCACTCAGTACAGAAATGGAGATGGAAAAGGAGGATGGGGATAAAATGGGAATGAGACGTGCCAAAGAATTCTCTGAAGGACTTCGTAAGATATGCCGTTTCTTACCCGATCGTAACATTATAATGGTATGTAGTAACCAAGTACGTATCAATGTAGATGCCGGTCCATACGCACAGAAGTATATATCCCCAGGTGGTGAAGCAATTGGTTTTTATTCTTCATTACGATTACGTATGCATGGAACGGTCAAAATTAAACAGGAAGAAAAGGTTGCTGGGAAACCTGTCAAACGTACCATCGGTGTAACAAGCCAAGTGGAAGTATTTAAATCCTCGGTTGATAAACCATACAGGATGGCACCTGTTACCATACTCTTTGACTACGGCATAGATGACATCCGTGAGAATTTATCCTTCATTAAACAGCACACATCAAACACAACCTACACAATTAATGGTGAGAAGTTAGCTGTCAGTTTGGAAAAATCAATACAAATCGTTGAGCACGAGGGACGCGAATTAGAATTAAAAAACGAAGTAATTGATTTATGGACTGAGGTAGAAAGTAAATTTGATTCCGACAGAAAAAAGAAAAAAAGATGAAAGATCGAATAGATATAAGATTATTATACTGTAAGGAAGTAGGTCATTCTTTAAGCCACGTAAGTTATAACGTAAATAATCCAACTTCAAGATCCGCTGAATACGTTACGGATTATATTGAATGGCTGGAGGATAAACTCATACAAATATGGAAAGAACGAAACGAAATACACCAGTAATATTAACCAATGATCCAAGTCTTACCGCTTGGGGGTGGGCTATTGTTCAACCTAATGGTAAAATATTGGATGTAGGTTGCATTAAAACGGAACCACGAGCAAATAAACTTCGTATCCGAAAAGGTGATGATACCTGTCGTCGTGTTCACGAACTAAATACTGAATTACTTCGTGTGATACGTAAATATAACGTGGATTACATCCTAAGTGAACTACCACATGGTAGCCAAACTGCTGCGGCAGCGGTAATGATAGGAATTGTTTCTGGTATTGCCCAAACAATATCTGACGTATTAGGTATTCCTATTGAGTGGTACTCAGAAGGTGATGCAAAAAAGGAATTACTTGGTAAAAATGCTGCCACGAAAAAAGAAATAATTGACGCAATTTACATTACATTTCCAAATGTACCCTGGACTTTCATTAAATATAAAGACGAAGCAATCGCTGATGCCTTGGCCATATTTAATGTAGCATTGCACCAATCAACTTTTATAATGTTTCACAAAGGAAAATGAAAACACTGGTTAAAATCTTTTTGGGAATCTGTCTCATTGCTGTCTTAATCATGTTAACTGCAGTTTTACATGACATCTTAATTTGGTAACATTGATTAGTAAGATTCACATAAAAAACTTCCAGTCCCACAAAGACACCTCGTTAGAGCTCTCCCCAGGAGTAAACGTTATAGTAGGTACAAGCGACTGTGGGAAAACGGCCGTCATTCGGGCTTTAAAATGGCTCATGTGGAATAAACCCTCTGGAGATGACTTCCGTAGCGATTGGGGAGGGGATACTCAAGTTACCATAGAAGTTGACGGTCATACCATTATAAGAGGAAAAGGAAAAGAAAATATATATCAATTAAATAATAAACTCTTTAAAGCCTTTGGTACAGATGTTCCAGAAGAGATACAAACAATTCTTAACATTGATGAGACAAACATACAGCAACAACTTGACTCCCCTTTTCTCATCTCAGACTCACCAGGTGAGGTTGCCAGCTACTTCAACAAGATTGCGGGATTGGATAAGATTGACTCATCTACAAAATATATACAATCACAAATCAGGTCCTACAAAGGTAAGATCGAGTCTGATGAAGCGCAAGCCAAAGAATATGAACAAGATCTCAAGCAGTATGAATACCTAGACAAGTTTGAGGTAGACTTAGAATTTGTTGAGTCCATGTATGAAGAGTTTCTTATTCGTACAAAAGGAAAGAATACATTGTTAGGAATCATAAATCAAATAAAAGAAATAAATAAAGAGAAAAAACAGTATGAGTGGATTATACATATACAGAAACAGGTTGACGAAACCCTTACCCTATATGGAGAACGAGATAGTACCTTCGACAAATTATATAAGATTAAAGAACTGGTTGAAGAAATCCATAAAGTTGATTATGATATAACCTATTTAAAAAGAACCATTAAACTTCAAATTCCTGTAAATAAGTTACTGGATGATTTTCAAAAGAAAGAAGATAAGAAAGCACGTGTTGAAACCCTACGTAACTTGGTTGCCTCCATAATGTTAACTATAAAAGCTTGGCATGATGGAGAGAAAGCACTAAAAGAAATGGAAGAGTTATTTCATAAGGAAATGCCTGATATTTGCCCTCTATGTGGAACTAAAACTGAAAAACAATGATTACAACGATTAACATCCAAGAAGTGATTGACATCATCCGTAAGAATGAAGCCACCAATGACACCATAAGTGGTGTATTTGGCCTGTCCGATGAACGGTACAAAGACACAACCTTTTCAAAAGAAGAACTGATGAGGATTGTGGATGAACCCAAATCCAAAACAGAAGTGTTTGCCCGTATGCTGGAATCGGTACAGACACAGGCAGAAAACTCAGCCGAGGCATTACACATGATTTACCGCTTGATTTCCGCTGCTGAAAAAGGGGCATTGATAGGTTCATTAAAGAAAGCAGCCGTAATGTCTATGTTGGAAGATTTGTAAGGAACAAAATTGGATGATCCGAAAAAAACATACCCAAATTCCTGACGCCATATTAACTGCTGATTGGCATTTAAGGGATACTATTCCAACTTGTAGAACGGATGATTTTGAAACGGCACAATGGAATAAGGTACAGTTTGTCAAGGATTTACAAAAAGAATATCAATGTCCAGTTTATCATGCCGGTGATTTATTTAACCATTGGAAACCTTCACCCTACCTTATTGCAAAAGCAATACAGTATTTACCAAGCCAATTTTATACTATTTATGGGAATCATGACCTACCACAGCACTCATTAGCTGAACAGCATAAATGTGGTGTTTACGTACTTGAACAAGCTGGTGTATTAGAAATGGCTTATGGTGTACATTGGGGACAACTTCCAAGTGACTTATCATATACAATGATAAAGGATCGTTTTGTCCTTATTTGGCATATTATGAACTGGCAAGGTACTCGTCCCTGGCCAGGGTGCACCGATCCACGAGCAGGGGCATTACTTAGAAAATATACTGATTATGATCTCATACTTACTGGACATAACCACAAGAGTTTTGTTGAAACTCACAACGGGAAACTATTGGTTAATCCCGGGTCGCTTACACGTATGGATGCTGACCAAATCGATTACCGCCCGAAGGTATTTCTATACTATGCATCTACAAACACTACGGAAGAAGTATTCTTACCATTGCAAGAAGGTGTTGTCAGCCGGGCGCACATCGAGAGAGACGAGGAACGCAATGGAAGAATTGAAGCTTTTATCACACAACTTACCGGAGAATGGAAAGCCGGGCTCAATTTTGAAACAAATTTAGAAAAGTTTTTTCAAACTAACATGGTACGAGAAACCGTAAAACAGATTATTTACGAATCATTGGAAAATGAATAAAAAAGATTTATTAAAACTGAAAGAGGAAATTACGGAAGCCAATGAAGAAGTAATTGGATTAAATGCCCGTATAAAAGTCCTCATGGAACAGTTAAAGAAGGAATGGAACTGTGACAGTTTAGACGCCGCTCACAGTAAAATTGGAGAGATGGAAGAAGAACTTGTTACATTGAATGAACAAATAATAATAAAAATGGAAGTCCTCGAAGGGCAGTTAAATGAAAGACCTGAGAAATAGATTTAACAGAGAACGAGGCAAACAAGTACAACTTCAAACCTCCATTGCGACGCTTAAAGCGCGAATCGCTGAGGGCGGACGTACACTACGACGTTACGAGCAAGCCCGAGAGATCGTACGCAAAGTGGGGTTAGAGACTCAACAGCAGTTACAGTACCATATAGGGGACATAACTTCGTTGGCATTGGAGGCCGTTTTTACTGATCCTTACGAATTGGTAGCCGAGTTCGTCCAACGCCGTAATAAAACAGAATGTGACTTATATTTTAAAAGGGAGGGAATGAAAGTTGACCCCATAGGCTCAAGTGG